GATGCATTATTTGAATGGGTCTATGGTAAAAGTGGAGCAGTCAAAGCAGCAGTTCCGAGGTATTTGGAGTTTCATACTCTCTTTGATAGTCAATTTACCTATTATGTGTACGATACTTCCTATCCATGGAAGGGTCCTGTCTTCGGAATCCAGTATGCAACGTCAAATCGTAACTGTTGCCCCAATCAATCCTCTGGTGACAACTGTATTTGTAACGAATCACTCCTTACTTACGACTACTACTCACATTTTTATGAGATTAGAGAGGATTCTTGGAAGACTACACGTTCTAAGATGGCAATTACTGGTGCACCTGGCGGAACTGGTATCAATGAGTCGTTCAAAACTGTTGACACAGACACAAAACGTATACTTTTCCGTTACACAACCCGATTTGGTGACTCATTTAGCGTAGGTGACACCGTAAATGGGTGGGAAATTAGTGAAGTTGCATATTTTGGTAACAAACTAAGAGCAGGATACATGGAATTGAAGGGAGAAGGCAAGAAATTTACCTACAATCAGACAATTACTGCGAATGGAGAGAACGGAAAAGAGGCACAAGTCATATGTGGGTATGGAATAGCGGACAAAGCAGGGTTCTTTGGAGTATATGAGTTCCCTAAACGTGTATCTTACTACCGAGTTGAGATAGATAAGACCGCATTGGTCAGTAAACAGTCGATTGACATCGCAGATGTAGAGTGTGTCGTCAATAAGAACGGAGAAATTCAGTCAATTCAGATAATCAACGGTGGAAGAGGGTACATAAATCCAAAAATTGTCATAGAAGAACCCGCACAACTCACAGAAGGTGGGTCAATGGACAACGTAAAAGAGAATATGAGGCAATTAGATGGTTGGGAAGGTGCACCTTTGCGTTCTCCTACCTCTACATTGGACAATCCTGACGGAACTAAGCACAATTTTACCTTTAATAGCATCAAAGAGAACCAAAGAGACTCGGAAAGAAGCATAGAAAGTGATATGAACGAGCGTGAAGCAAAGGTTCCTTACGGAAAAGACTCAAATACACAGATTGTTGGTGCAGATGATGAACCAGATGTGGATGAACAGAGCGTATCTATGAACGATAGATCAAAAGTAAGGACAATTAGTGCGGAACATAGGAGGAAGGGTAAGTTCAGACAGGCAAAAGTGGAGATTTTATCCCTAACTGCCGACGGAGCAATAGATGAGATCGTGATTAGAGACCGTGGATTTGGTTATGACACCGATCCTAACCGCAAACCAAAGGTTTGGATCATCCAAACAGAGGATGAGCAGTATAAAATGCGTGGTCCTAATACAAAGCAACAGCAAAAAGGGTTCAAAGGTACCGTAGATGCTAATGAAAAGACCGAGGACCTTACTGAAAGGATGCGTGGAACTGGTGTAGAACCCTCACAGGGGTCACAAGAGGTCACTGGTATCAAAGGAGAGGTGCGTACAAAGAGTGGAGCGAAAGAAAATCAACTTTCTATCATGGATGATGGTGTTATGGGGTCATTTGAAAGCATGATGGAAGGGTTCACTGCTGAATATCCTACTGGATACATCAAGATGACCAGTCCTGATGATGTTGAGAAGACTAAACTATGCAATAACTTACCAGCAGGGTGTGTAAACATCGAAATGCCATCAGTTGTAGGTAAAGCATTGTTCCCAGTAGAGACTGTACAGGGCATCATAGAGGTCAATAGCAGTTTTAAGAGTGTAATGGAGAATCAATACCCAGAAATGAAACGTGGTGCAACCACATCTGACGAGTCTACGACCTCTCTAAGCGATTTGTACGGGTGGAACAGTGGTGATGAGTGTATTTCCATAGCCCAACCCAAGTTTAAGACCGTTACACGTCTCCAAGACCTACCTTGTCCCTATGTTGATGAAGATACTGGTAAGAATTTTGGGTGGATGATCTACAAATACTGTGCAGCAGAGGGTGACAACGCATCATTTAAGGTTTCTTTGTCTGTTGAGGGCAAAACAATAGGTCCACAGGGTGAAGCATTCATGGAATTCATGCAAAAGTTGGCAAGACCCCAAGTTCAACCAACTAGACCTGTGATTGATAGCGGAAATAAGAAGAAAATGTGGAGATGCACTCGTCAGAACATTGAAGGAAGGTGTTATTGGGCACCTAGCGGAGCAGATGACGTAGTTTTCGTGCCAGTAGGACTTGATGAGAACACTTTTAGTTGGGATGCTGCTGGTTTTTCGGAAGTACAGCAACTTGAACTCTGGTTAGGCAACAATTTTGTCCATTCTACTAAGAGTGTAACTGGAAGTGGCAACAATTTCTCTCAAACATTCAATGTAATTTCGGTTTCTGCGCTTTCGGGCGGAGTTCCACCTAATGAATGTTGGGATACATACCTTAGACACGGTAATAATGCTAACGGAGTGCTAGATGTTTACTCTGCGTACTACAATAACAACAATACACAAGGTAAAACAGCAGGAGGAGGGTACTGGACAAGCAGCGGACTGTACAATGGGTACACTTGCGGGTCTAGTCCATGCTCAGGAAGTCTGAATTACTCATACGGAACATCTGGATTCAATAATAACAACGCTTGCGGTCTTGAATACGTCAATGACATCTCTGTTGCTGTTGATCCGCGTATGTTTACGCAACTTGGTATGCGTATGGGACCATATACAGGAACCATGAACGTGAAAAACTGGAACACGGGCTCTAACATCGCATTTGGGCAAGCAGTGCAGAATATGGGCAACCCATTTTTCGCAGAATGCGAAGGAGAGGCATTTGGTCAGTCTCCTGCACAGATAAATCCACAACCTCCACTGAGAAGACGTCGAGTTCACAAATCGTCGTATGATCCAGGTGATGCTGAACTGTTAAAATCACAAGCACGCGATATTAACGACCTAGAATTTGAGGATGACTCATGGAGAGAAAATTATGACCCTGATTTTGACTATGAAGCAGAAATAGCGAACAATCCAGTTTCTGATTTCTCATCTAACCCCGCAACGGACATGACACAATAATGGCAGCAGGAATTTTACTACCAGTAGCACCTATTACAGGTTTACCTTGCTCGGGACACGGTATTTGTATCCCAAGTACGGTTCACTCTGTGCAATCTTGTGGTTCACCACCTATTCCTTATACTATTAAGATAAAAGAGTGGACATGTTGGTGGCCACCCACTCCATTGGTGCCTTTTGGACCACTTAGTCCATTGAAAGCGATGGTATTGACCAATGGGTTGCCTACAATGACATTTGGTGATAGATTCATACCACATATTTCACCATGTACCAATATTATCATCTATATGTGCCCATGTGGTAAATCTTTATGCCCAGTTCCGACTCCAATCCCTTGTAGCATACTTACAGCAGAAGATATGGGTGGTGTAGGTCATATAAGAATCTTATTTGCGACCTCTTTGACTGTATATGTTACTAAGTTACCAATCGGACGTGTTCTAGACCCTCTGGGGGTAGGTACGTTGGCATATAGTTATCCATGTAACAGTGTGGTTGCATATGGGTCACCAAATGTGCTATCATCATAGAATATTCTATTTTTAAGTTATGCCAGTCAGAACAAAGACAGGAAATTTCGGATCTCAGGTAGTTTCGGACACAATCCCAAAAAAGACAAGACAGGGTGCGTCACAGAACACAAAAGTCAGTGCTACGTCGAGAAATAAGGCGAAAAAGAAGTATAGAGGGCAAGGTCGCTAAAACTGCTATAAATAAAACTGTAACGACTAAATAATCGTAATGTCGACATACAGATTCCGATCAGAAAAGTTCTTATCTCGTGGATTCAAAGATTTAGCGATTTCTTTTGAAGCAAATCCTAATACTAATGATTTCTCAGCAGTAACAAACGAAAATGCTATCAAGCAATCGATTCGGAACCTTGTATTGACAAGTTTTGGTGAAAGACCTTTCCAACCGACTATTGGGTCAAGAGTGAGAGGTCTATTATTTGAACCGTTTGATGTTTTCATGTCAGAAGACTTAAAAGATGAAATATCAAACACAATAGAACGATTAGAACCAAGAGTCGAGTTGATCGACGTTGATGTGAGACTTTCTGAGGATGAACATAGTATAGACGTTGGTGTTGAATATGCCATCGTTGGACAACCACAAACACAAGTGGTTGAATTCCTTTTAGAGAGAACATAACATGCCTGCCACCCCATCGAATCTAACGTCATTAGATTTCTTCGAGATTAAGGAGTCCATTAAGTCATATCTCAGAACAAGACCTGAGTTTAGTGATTATGACTTTGAAGGATCTAGTGCATCATACCTAATAGACACATTAGCGTACAATACTTATTACAGCGCATTCACCGCTAACATGTCGATGAATGAAGCGTTTTTAGAATCAGCGACAGTAAGAGATAACGTTGTAAGAATTGCAAAGCAGATAAACTATACACCTAGATCAATAAAGGCAGCAAAAGCATGTGTTCGTATTACTGCACAGGCAGCAGTATTACCTGGTGGTCAGAGTTACCCTGATAGTATTACTATTAAGAAGGGTGATGTGTTTATATCTGAGATCAATGGTGAGACATTTACATATGCTCTTACAAGAGATACACAAGCAACAGTTGACCAAACTACTGGATTAGCAACATTCTCTCAACTCATAATCTATCAAGGTAACTTTGTTACTTTCAATTATACAGTTGATGACACTGCTAAGGCAAACTATGTAATTCCTGCTGAGGGAGTTGATACTGAGTTACTTACAGTATCTGTAAAACCAAATGAACAGTCTGCTGAGATTGATGAATACTCTCTATCATCAAACGTAACAGCATTGACTGCAACTTCTCGTGTTTACTTTTTAGAAGAGACAGAAGATCTTAGATACAAGGTAATATTTGGTGATGGAGTTCTAGGACGTAAGTTAATTGATAATGAGTTTATTGTATTAGAGTACATTACTACTGATGGACCAAAAGCAAACGGTGCTAATAAGTTTAGTTTCATAGGTCAAGCAGTAGATGTCACAGGACGTGCTGTATTACCCTCTCAGATGTCCCTAGCAACGATTGACAGCAGTCAAAGTGGCGAGGAGAGAGAATCTGCCCTGTCAGTTAAGTTTCGTGCTCCTAGGGCATTCTCGACGCAGAACAGAGCAGTTACAGAGAATGACTACGCTCACATTGTTCAAGACATCTATCCCCAGGCAGCAGCAGTAACTGCCTATGGTGGTGAGAAACTCTCACCCCCTGAGTACGGTAAAGTGTTTATCGCAGTCAGATCAAAGTCTGGTGTAAACTTAAACACTACAACAAAGAAACGTATTCAGAATCAACTACTTGCATACTCCATGGCGTCGATTCAACCAGTAGTTGTTGATCCACGCATTTTCTACTTGTCACCTAAGATCTATCCATCATTTGATGGAAACAGTACAACAAGGTCTGCTAACGAATTAGCATCTGCTATTTTGAAGTCAGTTGACAAGTTTAACTCACAGAATAGAGATGACAGATTTAGTGGTCGTCTTGAAATGTCAAAATTCAATAGTATGATTGACTCTGCTGATAATGCTATCGCTGGTACAACAACACAGATGTCTATTGGTCAGAATTTAGACCAGTTTACATTTGGTAACGTATTTACCCAGTGTCTTGACTTTGGTAATGTCTTAACAGACCCTAGTTCATTAGGTGGTGGTGATGGTGCTGATTGTGATCCTAAGTTCTCATCTGTTAAGTCTGGTTCATTCTATGCAACTGGTTATACAGAGGAAGTAGCAGACTTAATTGCTGCTGGTGAAGCAGCAGGATCCCTTACCACGCAACAACAGTCAAGTGGTCTTGAAGCAGCAGTATTTAATGGCACCCTAGTAGAATCAAGTACATTAGTACCAGTAAATCTTCGTGATGATGGAAAAGGTAACCTATTGATGGTTACTAACAGAAATGAAAAAGAGGTCATCCTTTCTTCATCAGTTGGTACAGTTGACTATGCCACTGGAAAAGTCTGTGCTGGACCGCTAAATATTGCAGATACCCCTGACAGTACAACTCGTGTTCCTATTGTAGTATTACCTGATGGTGATGGACTAACAATCCCACCAGGTGTCGATCCTACGTTATTTGATCCGAAAGTTTATCCTGTTGATTACATTACTAACCCATCAAACGTAAGTGGGTTTGATCCTTACAACTTTGGTGGTTGGAACTATGGTGGAGGCACCATAAATACAATTAATTACCCGATAGATGCGTTTACCTATCCAGAAATCGACTCCTGTTTCTAAATTAGATGTTTGCTGACAAAATAAACATTTCGGACAGAGTTAGTAATCAACTCCCAGAGTTTATAAGGGATGAAGATCAACAACTCGTTAACTTTCTCTTTGAATACTACAAATCACAAGAGAAGACTGGTCGTGCGTATAATGTATTAAACAATTTACTTGAATATCTTGATATTGATGCTTATGATCCTAAGATCTTAACATCTAATACAATTTTGATTAAAGATGTTGATACAAGTGTAGAAAAGATTGAAGTAGAACAGATAGATGGATTCTTACCGAAAGATGGTTCGGTAATGATTGACAATGAAGTAATATACTACCAAGAAACAGTTCGTGGTCCTGATGCTATCTTAACACCAGGAATTTCACTAGAAGAATTTAATAAAAAGCGTCAAAACCTAGAAAGTCCTATAACATTGTTCGATGGAGTCAAAACTACCTTCGATCTTAAATTCTTAGGCACCCCAGTCTCACCTGTCTCAGCAGATCACCTTGTTGTCACTGTTTATGGGACAATGATGCAACCAACTGTTGATTATACAATCAGTGGTTCTCAAATTGTCTTTACAACACCTCCAAGAGCAAAAACTGGTACCGACCAAACTGAATTTACACAAATTTTGTATTATATCGGTTTTGCTGACTCAGTAATCAAAAAATTAGAATATCCTGATGTTGCGACTCTCGCTGGTGACGAGTCCATGCCTATTACTTACAATAGTCAACCATATTCACCTATTTCAGAGATTGGTCTAATTATTAATCGTAATGGTACTCTACAAAGACCATATATCGATTATGTACTAACTGACAACAATACAAGGATCAAATTCTTTGTAAATATCACCTCACAGGATGTTTACCATATAAGGTCTATCGAATACGTCTCTCCGTCCGTTGGATCGGGTGCTGAGGCGGTTACAAGGATAGGAGTCAATGGTGAGATTGAAGCAATCATAATCAAAAACGGAGGATCAGGATATGAACTTAACTTTGCTCCAAAAGTTTCTATATACAGTTCGACTGGTGTCGGTGGCAACTCAGCTGCAAGATCACTTGTCTCGGGAATCAAAAACATCCAACTCATAAGTGGTGGACAAGGATATACATCATATAACCCTCCACTTATTAATATCACACCCCCTAGTGATTTAATCAATGGTTCAAGGGCAACTGCTGCCATTACAGTTGATGATCTAACTGGTCAGGTAGATAGCGTTACTATTACAGACTCTGGTTCTGGATATGACTTCATTCCAGCAATTACTTTCCAAAACCCAGGTGGTGCATCAATTAGTGATCCTACTATTGATGGTGAGGGTAGATTAAACGTTGATTCTATTACAGTTACTTCACAAGGTATAGGATATAGTAACCCTCCAACAATTTACATTGATCCTGCTCCTGTTGATGGTATTGATGCAGAAGCATCATGTACAGTATCACCTGATGGACAGGTTGTTCAAGTTACCATTAATAATAGAGGTAGAGGATATTTAACTGCACCAAGAGCAAGAATTATACAACCAGTTGGTGCACAGGTTTTAGACGTAACTGTTGCTAACGGTAGTGTTACCAATATCAACCTATTAACTGGTGGTGCTGGATATACAGATGCACCTTCTGTTTATATTGTAGATGATCGTAAAGGACCACTAGGAGAAGCAATCGGTGGTACAGGAGCATTAGCAGCAGCGACTATATTCAACGGAGAGATTACTGATATCAATATCATCAGTTTTGGAACAGGTTACTCTGAAAGTTCGCCACCCAAAGTGTACATAGCCGAACCTTTATCCGCTGCATCGTCCTGTGACGTTGGATTTGGTGAAATCACTGGTTGTAAGATTTTAAGTGCTGGTTCTTACTATGAACCATCTGCATTCCTTAATTGTGCTCGTGGTGTATCTGATATAGTACAGTTTGACAACTATGGTAATCAGATCTACGCAAAAGAAGCACAACTAGCACAAACTGACCATTCAAGTGGTGCTGTTGTACATAACCTTGACTCTCAAATCATTAGACAGGTATTTGACAAGTTTAGACGTCAATATATGCCTACTATCAACATTGACTACTCACAGGTCAATCCGATACAGGTTATTAAGACTATTAAGGACTTCTATATCTCTAAGGGTACAAAAACTGCTGCACAATACCTATTCAAGATATTATTTGGTGAACAGGTTGATGTTTACTACCCAAGAGAAGAATTAGTTACACCATCTGCTGCTTCATGGATAGTTGACACTATTTTAAGAGCAGAGTTGATATCTGGTGATCCTGCTAACTTACCTAACTCACAACTTAATCAATTTGCTGATGATGTTGATCCAAACATCGGAGATGCTAATGTATTGATTGAAAACGTCATTTCAATCATAGAAGGTACTGATGTAATTTACGAATTAGCAATATCAGAAGAAACATTGTCAGGGGTGTTTAAGATTCCCTATAAAACAGTTCTTGCAGAACCATTAACTACGACAGAGAACATAATAACAGTTGACTCAACTATTGGGTGGCCCGAGAAGAACGGAACTATCATTATTGGTGATTCTGAGGTTGTACAGTATAAAGAAAAATCACTAAACCAGTTTATTGAGTGTACACGTTCTAAAAATGGTGTAGTAGAAGACTGGGACCCAGGAACTACTATATTTTCTGATATATTTGTATATGTTAACCGTGGTTTAACAACAGAAGTCAAACTTCGTGTTCTAGGTATTGCAGAAGCGGGTACAACAGTCTTAGAAGACAGTGGATCATATTATCTACCTGGTGACAAGTTAAATGTTGCTGCGTTAGGTTCTACTGCTAATGATAAGCGTCTAAACTCATGGTTATACAACGTTAAGAAGTTAATCTCTGTTACACAGATTACTCCTACACAAAATAGCAATTCAATAAGTCAAATTGCTAACGTTGTTTGTTCTAACCCACATGGTTTACTTGTAGAAGACAAGGTTACCATCTATGGTGCTAACCCTGCTGTATATAATGGCACGTTTGAAGTAACTTCACGTCTTGATGAATTTACCTTTACATATAACTTACCTGTTCCTACTGATATTATTCCACAGGGTAATATTCTATTATCAGTTGACCTCAACAGAGGTAAGTCAACTGTAACCTCTATTAATGAAGTTATATCACTCTTTACATCTAACATACAGAACTCCTTCTTCAATAGTGCTTATGTTTACATTGCTGCATCTGGATTACCCAACTACAAGGTTGGACCATTTACAGGATCTGCACTTATTCCAGGAAACCAACGTAAGTTACTAAGATTCCCTAGAACAGTTGAGACAGTATCTACAAGAACAATAGTTGCACCCAATACTCCTATTGGATCATGGGTAAATGGTGTTGCTGCATGGTCTTATAAGTCTGCTGAGGTTGTAACATTCGGACCTTTAACCAGTATTAGTATTCTTACAAATGGACAAGACTATGATGCTGGATCAAAACCAGCATTAGAAATATCTGGTGGTGGAGGTACAGGTGCTGCTGCTACTGTAACTGTTAATGGTTCTCTATTCTCTATTGCTGTAACTAATGAAGGATCTGGTTATACAGAACAACCATTAATCTCTATTGTTGGTGGTGGTGGATCTGGTGCAACTGCACAAGCGGTTGTTACTAATGGTAGAGTAACTAGAATACTTGTAGAGAACGCTGGAACAGGATACACTTCTCAACCTACTATATCAATTACTGGTGGTGGCGGAGTAGGTGCTCTTGCATCTGCACAAGTTCGTGGTCCTATATCTGGTGTAACACTAACATCTCCTGGTGCTGGTTATACATCAACTCCTTCAATCAGACTAAACTCTGGTGAGGGTGCTCTGGCACAACCTATTGTTATTAATGGTCGTATTGTATCAATCGCTATTATTAACTCTGGTTCTGGATATACAACTGCACCTACTATCTTTATTAATGGTGATGGATTTGGTGCTCAGGCAGTTGCTGTTATTGGAACATTAGGAGAAGATAAAGGTAAAGTTATATCTGTAACAATTACAAACAGAGGTGTTGGATATACACAAGGAATGACAACTGTACGTTTAGAAGCAGTTGGTCAACTAGCAACATTCCAAGCAAATGTATTCCAGTGGAATAAAAACCTTGAATATGAACTAGCATCAAAATATGACGTAGCAAGAGGATATGTATTTACTGGATTCAATAACCAGTATGGTGGTGAGTATGCACATATATCAGATCCAAAAGAATTAAGATATGTTGTTGGTGATAACGTTGTATTAGATCCAGTTACACAATCATTCAGAGAGATAGGTGTTAACGAAGCACACTCTCCTATTATTGGTTGGGCATTTGATGGTAACCCAATATACGGTCCATATGGATATATTGACCCAACTGATCAGAACAGTGGATTGAGAAGAATGCGTTCTTCTTATAAACTTAAAGATGAAGTTGTATTTGATGCAGATACTAACCCAACACCATCAAGAACAGACGGTCCAGCATTATCATCTTATCCTGCTGGTATATTTGTTAATGACTATGAATACACATTCCAAAGAGGTGATTTAGATCCTTATAATGGTAGATTCTGTAAGACACCTGATTTCCCTGCTGGAACATATGCATATTTCATTACTATTGATGAATCAGATGAGGGTTTACCAGTATTCCCTTATATTATTGGTCCACAGTTTAACTCTGTTGTTGATACATGGAACTTATCACTAAATGCAGTTCAAGAGAATATACCTCTTGATGTTTCTCGTTTTAGAGATCCATATGCCAATGTTGACATTGATATTGAACGTCAACCTAACCAAGAGTCAGATCAGTTTGTTACTGAGAAAGAAGGTGATTTAATTATCTTTGAAATAGAGGATATCGATGGTGATGGTATAATTACACCTGTTGAGATTGCAAATCAGCAAGCAGTTACAGAAGAAGCAGCATTACAGATATATGATTACTTCCCATTAGTATCTGCTGAGTCAAGAGTTGATATTGAAGTAGAGACAACTACAAAATTTGAATCTGCACAAATTGATGGGTTTGTTATTGAAAACCCAGGTGTATCATATCAGGTTAATGATACATTGTTCTTTGACAATACAGGAACAGGTGGATTTGGTGCATCTGCACAAATTGAGTCAGTGGTAGGTCAAAGTATTGCATCTTATCAGAAAGAAATTATAAATGACATACCATACGGTAAAATTGTTACTTCTGCTAACCATGAACTTATTGCACAAGATGAAATCATCGTAAGTTCACGAGTTATTACAGAAAACACAAATAAGAGATTCTACATGTCAGTTGTTACTGGTATTGAGACAATCTCTGTTGATCAGATAGGTGTTGGTTATAATGAGCAGATTCCTGCAACTTATGAGATTATTGCAAGTCAAGGACAAGACGTAGAACTAGATGTCGTTCTTGACACTACTACTGGTAAGATTGATACTGTTAATATCATTAATTCTGGTTATGGATACTCAGTAGATGCTATACCTCAGATAAGAGTATCACATCCACAACAATACAAGAAAACTTACTATTGGGTTAACCAGTATGCTGAATCTTCTGCATCATTTGAAATATTTGACATTCAACCAGCAGATGATCGTACATGGTATGTGTGTGGTGAACTTACAGAGACAAATGGCAATAGTTCTGCATTCTTAGCTAAGTTCTCTGATCTTGGTGGTGTAATTTGGGATAGAACACTTTTACCAAGTGCAAGTATCAAGAAAGCAAGATTTAAACGTATATACTTAGATCAAACAACTGCTGATGACCATATCATCTATGTTCTTGGTGAAACAGAGTCACAATCAACTGCTGCATACAATCCTGACATATTAGTTGTCAAATATCAATCTGGTCTTGATAATGCTAACAACCCAGAGGGTATTGTTGAGTGGCAGAAGGAAATTGCTGGTGTATCGGGTTCAACAAGGTCTGACTATGCTGGTGACCTCTATATGGACGATGAACAACGTCTATACATCTGTGGTTGGACAGATACTAACTCAGTTGACCCAGATGACATCTGGATCATGCAACTTAACAGTTTAGGTGATGTTATTGAGAAACGTAAGTTTGCTTCACCTAATCAAGGTGAACAATTACATCAGATTCATTATATTGGTGATGACAAGATTATATTCACTGGTATTGACTTAGATAACAACGATCTCATGTTTGGTGAAATGATCTATGATGGATCTAACATTGAAATGAGATATGTTAAGAAATTAGCAGTATCTGGTGGTCAGGTAAGAAGACCACAGTTTGTTATTGATTCTTACAATGATTTGTTCTTCACATGCGATATGTGGAACGGAACTAAGCATTATGGTGTTGCATTGTTCAAAATTGCAATGTCACAGGTTGAAACTACTGCTGCTAACCCAACATGGATATTCTCGAAGATTATTGCACCTAGTATTGCTTTTGAGTCAATTACACATGCTGGTATCTCTCTTGATGAGTTTGGTAACATTAATCTTGTTACACATGTCTTATATGAAGATAATAACCAACAAGCAGTCATTAATTACATCAAATACGATGGAACGACTCTTAAAAAGTCAAATGTCATTTCTGGTGCTTGGAATAGTGGAACTTCATCAACAGATTACGGTTTAGGGTTTACAGCACATAATCATACCGTTGATAACTCTGGTGATGTTATAATTCCAGCAAATATTCAAAAATCAGTCCAAAGTGCTGTATATCGTTTTAATGACACTAACGATCTTTACTTTGACTCTACAAAACAGAAAAAGGCGATTCCTACGATTGTAAACAGTGCACAACTTGTTTATGATAGTACTGTTCAAAAATTTGGTACAGGATCACTTAAATTCCAACAATACGGTTCATTATCATGGGCAAACCTTGATAACAATGATGATTGGACTGTTGCGATGTGGGTTAAGATGGATACGTCTCATGACTCCAATAATCCAATAATGGAGATGATTACAGCGATAGATGACGCTGGTTCGACTGTAAAACTCAATATTATTGGTGCAGCATCAGATGCTAACTTTGGTAAGATCAGAATGGTGATTGCACCCCAAGGTGCAAGTGCAGTGACTGTTGATTCAGTTGGATCAACATATTTCAATACAATGGACGCTGGTAACTGGCATCACATTGCATTTGTTAAAGAAGAACCTAGTTTGGGTTCATATGACTATTCTGTTTATTTTGATGGTGTAAGAACAAATACTGCGACTAGCACTGCTGATATTGCAATGGATGACCTCACAATCGGTTGTGCAACATCAGGACAAGCAATTACCAACTCATTCCTTGGACATATCGATGATATCGCTATTGAACCAAGAGCAGTCTATACTGGATCATCTTTACAGGTTCCTACCGAAAGATATCGTATTACAACAGTTAATAGCAATACTGACTACATTAAGTTTGATAGAGAGCATAGTAAGCGTGCTGATTACCAAACATCAACAGATGGCATCGTATTTACAGAAAATACAAATCTCAACATTAATAATCTTAATAATCCAGTAATTACCGTTTGGAACGAAGGTGCAAGTGGATTACAGATATTAGACTACTCTGACGTTACTTCTCAACTAAGTCCAGGAACTTATACGTTCTCAGAGACAATTACAACATTTGCGTCTAAAACTTCGACTATTCCAACTCCATTAGGTAAGAGACTACTTATTACACCTAATGTTGTTGCAAAATACTATATTAGGGATGCTGGGTATTCTAAGATTGATAACGTCCTAGAATTCACATTTAACCAAGATATCAAGTATTCTAAGGGAAGTATCATTCAACAGTTCAATTCCCAAGGTGTAACACAAGCATTTGGTACTATTGTTGAAGTTCCAACAGGAACACTTAATAATCCTGGATTAGGCAACAAATACAAGATTGGTAAGATATATGGTAACTTTAACGATTCAGACAGATTTAGAAACGATACTAACGAAGAAAACACTATTGACAACGTAGAGTTCAATGTTAAGCGTCCACAGGAACAATGGGTAACTGGTAAGGCATATGTCGTTGGAGATCAGGTTTATAGTGCTGGTAAGATATATGCTGCTACAAACTCTGCTACATCAGGTGTAACTGCTCCTACACACTCTATTGGTATAGTTACTGATGGTGCTGTCACATGGAACTTTATTAGTGTATCTGGAACATTACAAGTTAATCTTGCAGACTATGCTTGGCCCAGACCATCAGAACCAGAATGGGAAGAAAATAGATCTTATTCTGCTAATGATTTTGTTTACTATGGTAGATACAAGTATCAGGCACAAGCAGATGGTATTGCTGGACCAACTGCTCCTGTACATACAACTGGTACTGTTAGTGATGGAAATGTCGACTGGGCATATGTTTCAACATATACAGGATTAGATTCGTTTGCTAGATTCAGACCATACGCTGAAAACGATTATCGAGTACAAATTATGGGAATCTACACAGATTCCGATTTCATAGTTGGTGATGTAATTTCGCTAGGTAATAGTATCACGGCTATACCAAACGCAGATAATCCAAAGATAGCAGATATCGATGGAATTGGATCTGTAAGTAAGATTAGATTTACTGTAAACCTTGATAAAGATATTATTAGAACTGCTAATGCAAGAACTGACTTAATATATGCAACTGCTACTACTGCACATAATTTAAACGCAAATGACATTCTATATGTTGAAGGATTCACAACTGCTGAATTTAATGGATCATTCTTTGTACAAGAACTATTCTCTTCAAGAGATTACACATATAGACTTCGTTCAACTGCAACTGCTGACCCATTATTTGTAAACAGTGGTATTGCGAATGTCAAGATATCATCTAAGCACCCAACATTATTGTTGGTTAGAAATCATTCTTATATCTTTGATATGAGTGATGCATCTAACTTTGGATATTTCTTATCATTCTCACAAGATAACCAGTTTAAACTTGAATACTCATTTAACGTTATTGAAAGAGAAGGAACTCCTGGTGTAGCATCTGCAACCGAGACACCTACTGTTCAGTTTACAATCGGTGGAGAAGTTACTAATATTACTTACTACTTTGACCCATCAAGACTTGGTTCTAATTCACCTGTTGGTGCAAACTCATTTATTGATGTTATCAAGACACCGTTTGATGGTACATTTAGAATTTCTGAGGTTCTAAGTGATACTGAGTTTAGATTCCCATTATTACATGAACCAGAATTTACGAATGCTAATATAGGACTTGACGATCAAGATCAACCTAATTCCAAATACTCTACGACATCAGTAAAAGCGATTGGTCCTATTAACAATATCAAACTAATATCCCCAGGTGGATTCTATCAGAGACTACCTGTTGTGTCTGATATTGCATCAGATCGTAAGATTGAGAAAGTCAGAATTGGTAATGGTGGTACTGAATATGCAGTTGGTGTCTATACACAGGTTCCTATCCTAGGTGATGGTGAAGGTGGTCTTGTTCAAATCACTGTTGAAGTTGATGAAGAGATTGGATCAGGAACTATCACTGATGTTGCACTAACAGACCCAGGAAAAGGATATACAGAAGCATCTATTGACGTAGATGGTATCGAAGGTATTCTTGGACCCACACTATCAGGTTCTGGTGCAGAATTAAATGTTATCATTCCTGCTGAGGGTTCTGGTGCTGCTGTATTCTTAACTGGTAGACAGATCGGTAAGATCAAGACTCTTAAAAACAATGAGTTTGGTTATGGTTATTCACATGACTATACCTTACGTCCTGAGATTGCATTCCCAGTCAACTTACAGTTATTCAATACATCTATTCTTTCACAGATTACGATTACAAATCCTGGTGCTGGTTATACATCTCCTCCTTCTGTTATCATCGAAGGTGGTGGTGGATCAGGTGCTGAGGCAGAGGCAATCGTTAAGAACAATAGATTATCAGAGATTCTAATTAAAAATCCTGGTGCTGGATATAGTTCACAACCATCAGTAACACTTAAATCAGAATTTACATACGTTGTAAACCTTGACTTGAACTACTTACAGTTCAACTTCCCACATGGTATTACAACTGGTGCTGCTGTACAGTTTAGAGCAGAAGATATTGGTTCTACTGTCGGTGTACTACCAAAACCAAGTTCAGTTGGTTTGACATCATTATCATCTACACAGACATACTATGCTATCACTGGTGATGCTAACTCACTAGAATCTGACCAGTTAAGATTTGCTTTGACACCTGTTGATGCACAGTCTGGTAACTTTATCACATTCTTGACACAGGGTGATGGTCGTCAGGTTCTTCTTACTGAGGTATTTGGTGGTCAAGCAGATGCTATCGTAGAGACATCACGTTTCTTAGAAGGTGAAGAAGTATTCCAAGGTGAGACATATGAATTAGCAAGTGCATTTGGTTTTGTATCAGAAAACGAAGGTTGGCAAATACAACCTAAGATCTTAAAGATTACTAACCCAAGAGGAGACTTTGTTGTTGGTGGTAAAGTACAAGGTGTGATATCTCGTGCATCTGGTATTGTTGATAACTTGAATATTGCTAAGGGTGTTCTTAATATTGACGCTCTTACTAGAACTCCTGGTAGATTTATTGATGACGTTGGTAAACCATCAGAGATTGTACAGAAGATTCAAGACTCTTACTTCTATCAGAACTTCTCTTATGTTATTAAGTCTAAGATTCCTATCAATAGATGGAAAGAGCAGATATTAGAGAACAACCATCCTGTTGGATTCAACATGTTTGGTCAGTTAGAACTAACTGGTGGTAAGGACGTATCTGGACGTAAAGTTATTGCTGGATTTACAAAACAGGTAAACATTAATGAGTATACCAATGTAAACCAGATTACATCCTTTGGTGCTGCACAACCTATCTACTCTACATTCAATAACTCTGAGGTTTTATTCCGTAAGAAGAGATTAA